TAACAACTGTTGAGATCTATATCCATGTAAATTATATAAAGTCTCTTGTCTGCAAGTATCATACTCAGGCCAGTCGAATGTATCACATAACTCTAGTAATCTCTTATGATTATATTCAGGTAAGACATCATGATACGAAAACATGAATGATGACAAATATTGATTAATCATCCCACTAAAGGTGAGTTACCCTATTTAATCCGTCTGGATTAGTAAATATTGAATGATCTATAAACCCTACGAGACAATACCTAGGTTCATTAGGTTCGTTGAACATGTGATCTTTAACAGCAGGTTGATGCCAAAGATATGCAGGATATATAATCATCCTATTATATTTCATTGGTACATGATGATACTCTTCATACACATCTTCGATGTGTCTATTATCCATCGTAACCTCTTCATTCTTCCTAGTCTTATCAAATACATACTTCCATTCTTTATAATTCCAATATTGTTCTGTCCTCTTATATGCAGGATCAACATACTCCATGTTAGTCTCACCAGTATCTCTGTGTGAGAAGAATGAAGTGCCACCTTCACATTCCTCCTCTTTGTTTAGATAAAGAACATAGGCGAACATTGCATCATCAATATGTGGATTTATAGCAGATCTTTTACATGTTACACCACCACGAAAGACATTGACTTGATTATTAATCTCAAGATCTTCGATATTCTGTATTGCCCCTTTGAAATCACTAAAATTATTAATAAACCAGGCAACCATAGTGTCGATTTCCTTTAAAATTACAGGAACCGCACCTTGATGGCCTGGAGCAACTACCGTTTCGTGTTCTATAACACCTAGCGGTACTTTCTTTATAATATGTTCTACAAATTTGGAGGGATTATTCAAGACATTATCAACTATGACAATAGGATGGTTGTCCCTTTCACCAATCTTACGAGTCTTGTAATCAACGTTGTCTGATACTGCAATCCACGAATCATCAATATAATTCATTATAATCCCCATTTTTTAATATTTATTCTGGTTTGTAGATTCTCTCTGCCTTAGTTCTCTTAAGGTCATCAACCTCATCTTTGAGTTCCTTGATTGCCTCAATCAATAGAGGAACAAGTTTCTCATACTGTACTGTTAGATACTTGTCATTACCAGGCGCAGGTCTAACTGCCTCTGGAAGAACCTCTTGTACTGCCTGTGCAGATACACCAGAGAATCTTTGACTACCACTATCTAAACCTACATCAGTCTTAGCAAGATCGTTATGTTGATAAGTGAATCCACTTAAAGTACATACCTTAGCAACTGCGTTATCGATCTGTTCGATACTTGTCTTAAGTCTCATGTCAGAGACAAATGCAGTTATATCGCCAGGAACCTTAAGATTTGAGTTACCCTCTAATCTAAAGTTACCAGACCATGTTGTACTGTTAGAAGAGTTGTTATATGGAATCTGTCCGTTTCCACCACCACCTAGGTGAGAAGCAACCTGAGCAGTAGCAGCATTAACCTGTGCAGTACCAGCAGCAGTGAATGTACCGTTACACTCAAAGTCTTTAACAGTTAGTTTATTACCATTAAACTGCAAGTTACTACTTGTAGTTGTATTGTTGGTTGATTGTTGATAAAGAACCTGACCACCAGTACCCTTACAATCATCTGCAAGACCAGCAGCATCTGCCTTACCTTCAAAGTCTGGGCAAGTTACCTTGGATCCAACCGTCAAAGTGGTTGATACATCCATGTTGCCATTACAATCTATAGCAAGACCACCACCAGAGTTACTGATAGTGAATCCACCATTACCACTCAATGAACCACCATTAAAGGCGTTCGCAACAATAACATTACCCTTGAAACTACCAGCAGCGTCTCTTGCAACAATACTTGCTGCGTTCTGGACGTTTGCTTCTGCGTTCATTCCATCGAGGAGATCAACGTTAAGGTTAAGAACCTTCTGTGGAGAAGCAACAACGAATGGAGCAACGTTACTACCAAATGATGCAGTAGATTCAAACTGATAAGACTTAACGTTACCAACAGAACCTGCATCAATAACCATAGACTTGTTAGATCCAGCAGATAGGTTAGTAACAATACCAACGTCAGAGTAGATCTTAGGAGAACAAACACCGTCTCCACCAGTCTTCATGTTGATCCTCTCCATCGTCATGGCATAACCAGTCAGAGAGGTAACAATACCAGAGTTAAGATTAACTCTTATTTCAGGTTGTCCTGAACCTGCATTACCACGACCACCAATGTATTGTGACTTAATAGCAGTAACAACACCAGAATTGATGTACATGTCAGGACCATAAAGGTCATCAATGAAGTGCAAGTCAGTTGCAGTAACAGCAGCACCTGATATGTTATCAGACCAAATATTGGTAGAGGTTAGGTTAGTAACAACACCAGCAAGAGCATATAACTGAGGTGTAATGATATGGTTGGTTATTTTTATCTGAGTTGCAATACCTGTGTAGATATTGGTCTCATTTACATAAGATGTACCAACATGTGCCAATGTAGTGATACCTACATCACTATAGTTTCTAGCGATGGATGCGTCAGTTGCCTTGAAGTCAGTAACAATACCATTAGTTGCATATAGATTCTTAGGTACTGTAAGTGTCTCAGCATATGCAGTCCTTGCTTCAAACTTATTAACAGTAATAGAACCAACACCAACTGTTATATCACCAACTTGAAGATGTCCAGCAAATGTACTGATTCCTGCCCATGTGGAGTGCCATGAAGACTCTGCCTTAATATGTGCAGCAGGTTTGAAGGATACATAAGTACCAACAACCTCCATGTTGTTCATTCTGGCAGTACCACCTTCATCTACGATGGTGTAGTAACCGTATGTTTCCCAAGGAATACCCTGTGGTGAAATACCACCAGTAGTATTATAACCCCAGAGATCAACTACCTTCTTAACAACCAAGGTGTCATAAGACACACCAGCGAATGACTGATTAGATGCAAAGGTAACAATACCTGATACAAACAGGTCTTTAACCTTAACAACACCATTAACTTCTAGTGAATCCTTAAAGTTGAATACACCAACATTAGACTGACCAATACCAATCTGATCTACCTTGAGGAAGTTCCTATCTCTTTCTTGTGAGATTACACCAAACCTTCTCCACTCACCTTCTGCATATATGTGTCCTAAGTATCCACCAGCATCGGGGATACCAACAAGTGAAAGATCACCAGATCTCTTAGTTCCTGTAGGAGTGGAAATACCAACTGTAATTAATTTACCCTGTGGTGCATCACCTCTCAGATACATGTTGATTGCTTCAACACCCTCAGTAGAGTTACTTGTTAGTTTCTCAGTGAAATTAACAGGACCATAGAACTGTGATGTTCTATTGTTGTTGTCTCCACCCTCAACTGTGATTGATTCTCTAACAAGAACTTCATCAAATACACCAGATACTCTCTTAGTAGATTCTGCCTCAGCATCATCACCAGTGTATGAGAATACAGGTGCCTCAATGACTTCTTCCTCACCAGTAATAGAGGATAATCTCTTATATCCAGTGTAGAAGTCACCAGAGTCGTTCATACCAGTATAAACAACAGTACCACCGTCTAGTTCTTTCTTCTGAGCGGCAAGTGTCTCTTTATCAGATAGGACTCTATCTTGTTTCTGTGGTAATGAAGTTGAATAGTTACCAGAACCATATCCAAGATATTCAAATGTATGTCCAGATGCACGAAGAATAGATGGTCTGCGAAGTTCCATCGGTAGAACATCAATCTTCTTGATTGTAGTTCCTACAACAGCATTAGATGCAAGAGTACCAAACTGACCACGAAGGATCTTGTTAATATTAGTATTAACGAATCTGACAATCTCACCATTAACCATACAGTAATCACCACGTTTAAATCCAGCGATTCCTGTCAAAGTAATAGCAGTATCAGTAGATGTCAGTGGAGCATCAATTGTAGTAGAGATACCTGCATAGAAGTATGTTGCTCTACCTGCAAGATTATTCTCACCTAAACCTAATGTCTTAGCATTTGCACTAATACCTGTTCCGAATAGTCTTGCATCAGTAATTGAATATGAAGTATCAATACCAGCAGTAATAATACCAACATTACATACAATACTCCTTAAAGGAATATCAGACTCAACATCATCAACAACTAGAAGTCTATCTTCAAATAATGGGTTCTTTGTTCCCCAAATCGTAAATACATTACCAGAAACCAATGTGTGGTTCTTGTTTACTCTAATAGTTGCAATACCAGATGAACGATCTACATCAATCCATGTAACACCAGTACCAACGTTTGCAAGAGTATATGTTGCCTGTCTTCTATCATCTCTACCTGTAAAGTAAGGTGTTAGAGTTCTTGATGTTCCAATCTCAACAGAAACAGTCCTTGCAGTTGGGACATCTACAATTTTAAATGTACCATTCAACTCAGGAGTCTCAAATCCCTGTAATGTTAGACCATCACCCCGATTATTAAAGATTGAAGTAACAGAAACTACACCAGCGACTGTTGCATTACCTGCTGGGAAAGCAGATACAGTCATGGTGTTACCTACACCATAAGTACAACCACCATCAATAAGTTCTACTCCAGTAATAGTACCAGCAGCAGAAACAGTAACCTCTGCAGCAGCATTCCTACCAGATAGTGCATTATTCTCAAGGTCTGCAGCATATATTACTGTTGCAATACCAGATCCATTATTATATCCAGAGCCTGGAGTGATTAGTTCTACTGATTTAATAGTATTCAGTCTATGCTCTACATCAGTATAAAGAGTAATAGTAGTATTACCTGTACCAGTAATAACTGCACCCGTTACAGCGAAACCTACCTGTTGTCCTTGCATGAAGTAAGATAATGCTTCACGAGTAACTGAATTCTTCTTGTCATTAGTTACAACTTCACCAATAACAGATGCACTTGAGTGAGTAATTGCAGGTTGTGGATCAGACTCGTAGTTATCTCTATCCTGTTGTGGATATAAGTTCCTTACGTCCTGAGAGAAAGACTTCATGGATACACCATATCCAAGGTCTTTATCCAGTGGAATTGATCCACAAACGACGGTTAAGTTATATACCCCGTCTTGTCCAGATGTGCCTGGAACGTGCGGTCTAGACTCTTGTACCCTATACACAGAGAACGTATCAGCAGACTTAGATCTCTGTACTGTAGGCAGTGCATCAATCTGTTGTTGAGTAGTTCTTTGGTTGATCTGACTCTTAAATGCGCCAGGATCAGTTGATATACCAGCAACAGTAAATGACTTTGCAGTTGGAATAGTAGCAATGACATGTTCGCCATTATATCCTAGACCATATACACCAGTACTATTATTGACACTATCAACACCTTTAATATCTACTAGGTCACCTATCTGTAACCTATGTTGTTTCTCAGTAGTGAATGTAAGAATCTGTGATCCAAATGTAGCATTCTTAAGAATCTTAACGTTCTTGAGTTGAGTTGGGTTACTCAAATCAGCACTCAAATAAGATGCACTACTTACACCAACAGTCTTAGATTCTTGTAGAATGAAACCAGGCTTAGGAGCACGAGCATTAGTATGTTCTTTAGGTAGAACATATCTCATTCTATAGAGTCTATCCAATAAGGATCTATTATCAACTCTACGTTTGATGTATGTTGTACCTGTCTCTGAACCAATAACACCCAGACCAATTGTATTAAGTGCAGGGAATATTGTATTATAAGTTGTACTTGAGTGACCAAGAATATACCAGTTACTATTGGCAGCATCCCATTGAACTGGATGGCCTGGATCGCCTGGGTTCTTATCACTAACTGTAGATCTAACTGTTAATTTACCACCATTGTTGGAAAGTCCAGTTATAGGTCTCCTAGAAGCAGCATCGTTAAATGTAGATGCCAACTGGATTCTATCAGCAGCAAGATTACCACCAGCGATAGCAAAATATACCTTATCATTTACTATACCATTTGGTGTCTCACCAGTATTACTAAAGACTCTAATCTTCTCACCATTAACTAACTGGTGATTAAAACTGAATTGAAGTACGTTAGAAATAATAGCATTAACACCAGAGTTTCTAATTACTTGATACTCTTTCTTAGATGATGTACCAATACCACTAGGAACCTGCATGAGAACTGGAGTCTCATAAGTTTCTTGTACTGCCTGACCAGACAGAGTATTAACCAAACTTAAGTATAATGTTTCACCCTTTCTAGAACCAACCCTAAAGGAATCGACTTCTGCTGGAGGAACAATCTCTTCACTATTATAACTGTTAAGATATAACCTATCAGTTACACCAACACCAATAGTCTTTGCTACATCAATTGTTAACCAAGATGAAGTACTATCATCATTCTGTAGTTCTCTTGGTGGAACAATATGAGTAATATAACCAACGTCATCTCTATCAAATGATTGTGGTCTGAATCCTGATGCCTCAAGAGCGGTCTGACCAAAGTTAGAGTTAGAGTTCGTAATTGAAGCGTCACCACCTCTTTCTGCATGGAAGTGACGTGCATATGCAATAGCGAAAACAGAAACCAACTGAACAACAGCGTTGTTCCTTACTCTCATGTGAGAGGTTTCATAGTTTGGTTTGTAAATTGCCCTAGAGTTGGCGTGCAATGGTTTATCTGATTCTGATACAGTAGTTGTATCATTAAAGATTGCAGTTGTAGGATTGTAAAGAACGAACGCATTGTCATCCTTCTGAATGGAAATACCAGTGAACTGGGCACAAACCATAGATTTGAAACCAGTTGCCTTGTCTCCATCACAATCCAAACCATTCATACCATAAACTGATCTTAATGAACAGTTAAAGACATATGGAGATGCAGATCCTACAGTATCAGGTTCAACTATAACAGATGAGTTCTGAATTTCTTGTGCGGTAGGTAGTGCATTGCCAGGTGTGGCAGGAGTAACAAACCTAAACTGAGTATCACTAAGTACCTCATCAACTAAGAAGGAACCATTATATGAATTAATAGAAGTAGTAATACCAGCAATTAGAACAGGAGTATCCTTGAATAGTCCATGATTTCTATCAGTATTAACAGTAATAATACTAGTAGGAGTATTACCATCACCAGACTTAATACTACTAATACCTACAGGGTCAGCAGCAAGGTCACCAACAATCCTAAACTCATCTACGTTAGGTTCAAAGTCACTGAATGTTGGATAATCACCAAGAGGACGACCTGAAGAATCACCATATGCTCTGGCAACCTTGAAGTAGTACATATCAAGGTCAGTCAATTGACTGTCTGTGCCATCAATCAGCACATTATTCATACCATCAGCGAACGTAAATGTCGCTAGTTTATGGTGTGAATAAGTAGGAGTCTTAGTATTACTATCATAGTCATAGTATGCAGTCTTACCAATATCTGCATCAAAGATAGTAAAAGCAGTAAAGTAACAAGTACCAGTTACACGAAGTACTCCAGAGTACTGCATGATATCATTTTCTGGATCTGGTACATATAATGGTCTCAGTTTTGTCTTACGAAGGTCAAAACCAATAATAGATGTACCTCTAGGAAGGATAGCACCACCTTCAGTAGAGTTATACTTATATAATTCGTTATTAGGATCTAGTACATCAAAGTTAGTCTCTGAAGTGAATTGACTAAGTGATGATGCCTGCCATCCTGCGTTCTTTCTTGCCTTATATTCTGCCGTTCCACTATTATTTGTTACAGTAAGCCCAGGCCTGTTATCAATATAATGTACGCCTGGATATGCAAGTATAGTTGTTCTGTCTATCTTATCGTTATTCTGACCACTCTGATATGAAAATCTTGCCGCTTCAATCAGTGCCCTCTGTATAGTTTTAAAAGGACGAGTTTGTGAATTACCTCTGTTCTCGATACTGTCAGTAGCATCAAAATCACTGGGATTAACATATAGAATGTTACCTTCAGCATTCTTCAGAAAGTTTTCTAATCTTGATAGAGGCATTGACCTTCAACCTATAGGATTTCTTCTTTACCTATTTAGACACTCAAAGAAAGAGAACCTGTGCAACCCTAGGATATTCGTTAAACCATCCTAGTTTAAGTTCAGCAGAGTGCAACACATCAGTAGGATACAGAACTGCACGATTATATTTCATTTCAAGTAAGTGTTCTCTCTTAAACTTTTCATCCATAATGGATTGTATAGTGTCATAAGACTCATTCCTAACCTGATACAAGTATGGATCTAAACCCTCACTAATGGTCATCTGACCCTCATAACTCCACATACTTGTACCACCATTACACTCATGTGGTGAATTCAAATATATTACTACAGCAAATTGGTTGGGATATGGATTCTTTTCATATGTATCTTGATGTGGTATGAGTCCAACAGGATTACTCTTTATAGTATCATCCGTAATGAAATTGCACATATATGAGGCACTACCCCATGATGATTCATACTTATCTCTATCAGTAGGTCTTCCCCATATATCCTCATCAAAACACAGTTCATCAAATATTGGTTTAACATTCCATATTTCAGGAGTATCCAAATATACTCTATTTCCAGGCATACCACCACTTATTGGAAGATTACCTTGACCACGAATGGAACGAACCTCATCTGGATTCTGATAGAAATTATCAATAATAACAGCAGATCTCTTATCTATTCCAATATCACCTACAACAGTAATATCCAATACATCACTTAATTCAAACATCACATGTATAATGTTTGCGTCAGACGAGGGGTTTCAGGGTGTCTAAACCATCCCTTCTGAAGTTCTGGACAACTCAACAACTGTGTTTTATATAATATCGCTCTATTATATTCCATAGGGAAAGCATGTTCAACCTTCCAAGCAAAAGAAGACTTCAATTGCATGTTCATATTATCAAAATCCTTCTCATCCTGCCACTTATCCAAGTTAGGTTTAGGTATAGTCATACTTCCAAGGAAACTGTATAAATCCGTACCACCCTTTGTCTCATCATTTGTATTCAAATACACCTCAAGTTTAAACTGGAATGGTGAAGGTATATGTGGATAACTACTCTGGGAAGGCATTATCTTCAAAGGTTCATTAAGAAAATCCTTCTCAGTAATATACTCACACATAAAAGAAGCCCTATCCCACACTTGACCGTATGAATATGGGTCAGTCTCATTAATCCAGAATTCCTTATCAAAACATATTTGATCAAATAATGGTCTTAAATTCTTTTGTAGATCCTGAATATCTAATGAATGTTCTGGTTTATTAGGATCTATTAAACCTTCCCTTTTCTTCAATGCTAATCTACGAACCGCATCTGGATCCTTATAAAAATGATCAAAAAGCATCACCCTGTTATCATCGGGTCCTATATTGGTTATAGCAACAATATCAAGTTTATCGTGATCTAATTCAAACATTTTCTAATTCAATTTAATGAAGAAGGGGGCATTTCACCCCCCAAGGATCAGTTGGTTAACAAGGTTGATCTAAACCCCGATTGCCCCTTAGGCAGTAGCGAGTTCGCTAGTGCGGGCAAATTCTCTTGTGAGAACACGAGAGAATGCTACGATGTTATTCGCAGCGGTGTCGATGTCTTTAGCATCTGTGTTTTGCTTATCCAAGCAGGTTTCAGTCATGTCCCGTATACCCTGTCGAAACCTTGGCACCCCCTTGCAAAAGTGGAGGTGAGGGGAGTCGAACCCCTGTCCAGAATGTCGATTACACCACCTACATGACTTTTTAAGTCATTCATCAGGACTTTTTAACAGGTTTGTCAGTTAATTGTGGTTTACCAGTCTGTTTGGCAATAAATGCAGCAAGTTCTGGAGTCTCTTCCCACTCCCATGTCTCTTCACGACCTTTCTTATCAGTCTTTGTAAATGTTCTCTTAACCATCATTTTTCTCCAATAATAATTGATTAACTTGGGACTCAAGTAATGCAACTGTCTGTTTCATTTCCCTAAAATCATCACTAAGTTGTTTAATCTGAGAGTGATGATCTGAGATTGCCTGACCAAATGCATCTATGTTTTTGAGAAGCAACTCATTTCCATAAGGTGTGTCTTCAGTCATTTTCCTTCCTATTCATTCTAATAGTACCCTCTGGTTCTGGGGTTAGGTATTTCATGTATATATTACCAGCAACAGTAGTCCCTACCTGACCAGAATTAACACTATGCATTATAAAGGATGGGAATATAATTATATCACCTTTTTTAAGATCTGGTTTATAATCCAGAGGAAATGCACCATGACAATTACCCAACTGATTTTGAATCAAACCCATAGAAGGGTTAAAGAAAGATGTTCTTGATTTTTCTACAGTCTCATATACAATAAAACTCCACTGAGAATTAGGATGTATATGCGGATCCTGATAATCATGCTCACCGTATCTATTTCTCCATACATGTCCAATATTGGGGTCATTACCCATTAATCCCAAAGGACCTAGGTTTCTACCAATAATTTCTCCTAGATGTTCCCAGACTGCTGGAGTCAATTCTAGTTTAGTATTGAAAGTTGTTTTAACACCAGAATCCCATGTTGGTTGAAGATCTTCTTCTGGTTCGTCTTCTATCTTAAAAATATCCAGATCAACCTTATCTTCAAAGATTGGAATACTAAAAATTTGTTTTAAATTAGGGGCAGGTTCATTCATTTTTTAGCTGGCAAAGGGTTCTTTCTCATAAATTTATAAACTAAACTGGATCTCAATCCACGATATGTTTCGTTTGGTGGAGTTCCATGATGGTCTATATTACCCTTGAATAATGCAACTCGCCCTGGTGCAGGATCTACTCCTTGCCATTCATCATTTAGTTTAATCTTGAATTGGCCACCCCACTCTGGTTGCCAATGTTTATTAACATAGTAAGCGAAACTTATTCCATTATCACACTCACAATCCTTATGTGGAAAAGTGTTATGTATATATTGTTGTCCATTGATTAGTATCTCACCCAGTTCTAAGTCGATATCCATTGTACCAAGTACGGCACCTGCAAGCATCTCAAAACAACTGTCTTTTGCAATTTCCGACTTAGGTGGGAATATGGATTGCTTTAGAGCACCAACTTCGGGCCATGTAGGATCTGCTCCTATATCACGACCATCCGTTGGATATTCACTGGTATGTCCATAGAACCAACTATAACTGGTCATTACAAGATTATCAACGTAGTTAATAAACCAATGTGGAAATAGGTTATCAACAACATATACCTCATCCTTAGATAAGTCATAGTTCGACCAATCTAAGAATTCCTTATTTGCATCAATGTGTATCATAGTCTTATTTTAATACCTTATTTAGTCGTTGTCAACACCCACTCCTGGCCAGTCAAAGTCATCAACTTGATCTGCTCTTAGTGCTAAATTCTTTCTATCCTCATTTATATATCCAATGCCCTGTAACATTGACCATGCTTGAGTTTCATCATCGTTTCGTATTTCTCTCAAAGCAGATGCTCCACCAATATAATGATTGATCTTAGGAACTTCCTCATTGATTAACTCATTCATAGTACTCTCAGCATTTGATATTGCAGTATCATAAGTACCACAATCGCCTGGAACAGATCCTGCTGGAGGAACTTGTTTATATCCAATACTACCTGATGTACTAGCAAAAGAAACCGTAGTTCCTTCACTAACATATACCTCTTGTCCTCCTGATCCTGCATTTTGAATATATGTCGGCCAATTAAGATCACCTACCCAATACTCTGCATAATGTGCTCCAACTGCTGGTTCTGGATCTTGTTGTACTTCATGCCATTGTGCAACAACATTTGGATCCTTATTGTTAATGAGTAATAATTTATGTCCTCTACCAATCTGATTACTCTTTAGAATACCTATCTCCACTGGATCTATAGGATTCTTAGTAGCATCAAAAACAAGGTCAGTATTATCTGGACCACGAACAACCAAGAAAGAACTAAACGCAGCACCAACAGATGTTGTTGTACTTAAAAATAAAGAAGTATATGTAGATACTATACCAACATTAAATGTATATCCAGTTGTTGCAGCAATACTTGCGGTAACTGACTTGTTAAGAGTCATAAAATCATATGTGACTGATACTCCAGTCGTAATACCATTTGAATCAACCACTGTTTTAATTCCCACAGCAGTTCCAAACCCTGTTATCCTTGCACCATTTGGTAAAACTCCACCAGTACTGAATGTAGTAATACCTGTAGTATCCTTGTCATAAACATAGTCTCCTATATTAGAATGAGTGAAGATTCCAACATTCTTATCACCATATATCTTATTATCACTAGATGTACAGAATCCACTCAAGGCATATCTCATTCCAGGCCAAGATGTAGTTCCCAGTCCAACAACAGTTGGAAGGTTACCAGTTGTATAAACATAAGGATCCTCAAGAGCATCAGTTATATAATCACCAACTTTAATTGATGCATCATATCCACTAGTTCCTCCATCAGTATTAAATCCAGTTAATTGTGGTCCTAGAACATCAAAAATTGCCATTGGGGATGTTCCGCCAGTGGTAACAGACAATATTCCAACACTAGCACTTACAATATTAGTTACTACATCAGAACCATACTCCCTATTCTTGGGGTATCTCCAATACTTTGCACCATAATATCCAATAGTACGTCTCTGATCCGAGGACTTTACTACTTTCCATGACTCATAGTTACTACCATTATTATCTTGCCAATCATTTACTTGTTTCTCCCACACCAAATCAGATCTACATCCATGTGCAACCCTTGCTTTATAAGCATCCTCTACTTGAGTAATAGCAACATTAATTGGTTGAATTAATGGAGGTATATTACCATCCAATTTAACAATAATTTCATCATATTCATCAATGACAGCATCAATTATCGTCAGTTGCTCTTGCATCTGATCAGCTTGAGATCCCTTCTGTTCTCTGGTATCTCTAAGTCTTTTAGCAATGTCCCTTGGTTTAGTCATTGAATCTCCGTACCTTCATACTCAATCTCCAGTTTATCAACGTCTTTCCGTTCTCCATAGACAACGAAACTACAATTTACTGGACCTCCAGCACTATTTAAAACTTTAATTTTAGTACCCCAATCAACTACCTCATAAGATAGTTCTTGATAAGATTGAATAGAAGTTAGTGTAACTGTTATTGTATCATGATCTACCAAACCTTTCCAGTATTCTGGTAAATCAATAACGTTTCCTTTTACTGTACCTCTATGATAGACACCAATCTCTGCACCCTCTATACAAGCATGTCTAAGTCTCATACCCTCTTTAGTAGGATGAGGAATATCGAATTTCTTAAACGGTGCAGCGACAGCAGCAAAAGCACCAAAACCTGAAAATATCTTTGCACAAGTAATATTACCAGCAACTGCAAGTAATCCCTGAATAGTAACAAACCCAGAGACATTCAAATTACCATTCTGTTGTGCTATTGCATTACCAACAGACAATGCATTTTTAATCTCAATACCATTCTTAAGACTCAAAGCATTCTTAATAGTAGTACCAAGTTTGGTACATAATCCCATAAAGGTACTAACTGCAATGACATTAACTACACCATGAAAGTTAGCAATACCATCACACCTAAGTGATAATGGTGCAGATATACCAATAGGAGGACCAATCATCACTGTGGCAGTAGGGATGCCAGGCGAAATTGCAGTACCAAAGTAACAGGGACCATTAGCAACTAATGTGCCTGGAAATAATCTACTGGTAACAGATAGAAATGACATGTCCAAGGAGCCAATGACGACCTTATCACCTGCCATTACTATAGATGCGGTAAGTGCCATTATAAGAAGTCCTTAAATTTATCCAACCATTTCATAATGGAACCCATAAATGATCCTTGGAAGATATCGGTCTGTGTTCCTACTTCAGTAGCTACACCACCAGTGGTTTCAACAAACTGAGCAGCCATACTTAAATTATTTGCTCCAAGAATATTAATATTAGTTCCTTTTAGATGAATAATAGGACTATCAAGTTGAATATGTTTTGTACTCTTTAATGTTATCTCACCATCTCCACCAGTGGATTGTAATCTTACATTTCTTCCTTTGAGTATAACATCACCATCTTGAGCCTCTATCAATATATGACCAGAACCAGCAGCAATTATCTTAGAAAAACCATCTTCTGGATTACCATCATTTACATCTGTAGCACCTCTGATACCACACATTTCATATGATGTACCCAGAACTACTTGTTTATAGTATCCATGCTGATAATATTGGAACCCCTGAATGTTATCAGTAAACATTGATAGGTCAATAATAAATCCCTTCATATCACCTTCGGGGATTTTGATACCAGAAGCTATCCTAAAGCCAGGATAATTAGCAACGTATTCTTTGGTATCTACCTTTTGTGGTTCGTTTTCTGCCATTATTCTCTAATAACCTCCTTACCAACACAGTCAATGACATCAATAACAAGAGCCTTTCCATCAGGACCATAGAGTCTGTTTCCATTCTCATCGTATTGATTTGGTTTTTCGCCAATATCCTGTACGAAGTCTGGAGCATATGATATGATCGGTAACAACTCAGCACCTCTACCATTTCTTGTGTCTATTGTCACGTTTGGAATTATATTATGTTTATCAGAACAATTGATATTCTTAACTCCAACAATAGATCCAGCAGGAGTAGTAACTAAATCGAAGGTACATTGACCAACTTGGCCACCATCCCCATCAGTATATCCAATTCCAGGCCTATATGGAACAATATCAGTAACTATACCAACAGGTTCGCTTCCTATACCAGCAACACCTCTTGTAGTCCAGTTATATGTATCTGTATTTGCGATTCCTGCAAAACTATTACCAGCCAAATCCTCAAATGCGCCAGGAGTTATAGTAAGATGATACTCTGTATTATGTTTCAAGTCAACTGATGGATCTATCTTGATTATAGATGCAGATAAGAATGATATTCTACTATCAGTAATAGGTATAGTCTCATGAACAGCATTACTAGAAGATTCCATAATCCTTAGATCACCAGCTCCCCTAACAATAGCTTCACTGAATGTAACTGATAGAGACACAGAAGTTTGAACACCTACTGCATTATCAGCAGGAGTTGTAAAGGTAATATATGGTGATTCATCATCAAAAGGTTGTTCTGTAACAGGGAATTTAGGAGGTATAATACCATTAGTCTGACAATATCCTCCTCCACCACGAACCATAAAGACTTGAACTACTCTTCCCTTATCATCAATCCTTGTCCTAGCAATAGCTCCACCACCATGTCTAGTCTTATCAATAATACTAATTGTTGGGTTAACCGAATACCCAAGACCAGATTGAACTATAACTATGGTTAAAATACTACCATCTACAGCAGATACAACTGGTATCAACTCTGCCTTCTTAAGAGAATCACCAAATACTTCTACTTTTGGTGGAACACACTTAGGATAAGTAAATCCTGGCGGAATGGAATCTCCCAAATCATCTTGATTCTTAGGATTATTAGTCCTCTCATTACAATCAAACCATTGATTAAGATCACCACCAAGCATACTTAAGAAGGATAGACTTCCATCTCCAGCATCAAAATCTAAATTATTAACAAAATCAAGATTGTCAAGAACACTGGACATCTTACCAGCCTTCTTGGTAGATAATCCCCATCCCTGTGTCCAATCATCATATTCCTTGCATCGTAGAGAATCGCAAGCCAAGAAACTCAAGATCATATTCATATAAGAAGTTATCTTACTGAATAGACTGGTAATATTATTAAGTATTCCCGATAACCAATCTAATCCGTCTAGAATTGGTTTTAGTAGACTGGAAATAGCACCCAATAACTTACTTAGTATTGCAGAGACAGCTTGTTCAATAGCACAAACACTTGCGTTAATGGTGTTTCCAATAAGATCCTTTAGCAACCCCTTAATGAAATCCATAAGATCGAAACCAGCCTTCTCGAAGAGACAGAAAATCAAATCCATGATTCTCTTGAAGGCTTGAACGATTGGGTTCTTTTGTGGTTCTGGTACTATTAATCCAATTAAGTTCCGAAACATCTTACCAAGATATTTCATTACTTTATCTCTTAGTCTTCTAATTATATTCTTAATTGCCCCAAGAATTAATCGTGATGCTTTACCAACAAGTCTGTCTATATCTGCAATGAAATTCTGAGCGGCATCTACATATACTCCTGCAAAACTAGTTAAAGAATTGATAGTCTTAACAAAACTACCTATGGTATGAGTTATCTCAGAAATTGAATCATCTTCACAAGCATTAGAAGCAGTATGAGGACCAAGACTTGTATTGGCCAGTCTTACATCGCCATCAGTATGTCTTCTTAATCCTTCCTTCCCTCCATCAGGATCTGTTGATTCTCCAGCTTTATTATTTGCATTTTCTGTTGGGGTTGCAACTGGTTTAGCTTTCTGTAATGCTAATGTTGTTGGTCCAAAAGAACCAGCATTTCTACCACTTACTGTACCAAAAGCACCAGACTCCGCCTGCTTACCCTCACTTGAGAGTGTCATAACATTAGTAGGAGACTTGATTTTATTAACACTTCTAGCTAAAGCACCCATTATAACTGGTTGCTGTGCGTCATCACCATCCATGAAGAATCCAAAGACAGTCTCGCCACCTACCATTCTAGAACTATCACCAAAACATGATTGTCCAGAACCAGAGTTGGCATCTACCATCACATGAGCCCAAGGAAGATCTTCATCAGACAATTCTGCCTCATCAAAAGGATGAGACCCAATAATCCTAACCTTACACCTATAAGCCCAACCTTCTTCCAAATCAGTCGCTTTGTTCTTCCAGTGCTTAGCATCGGCAACTTTGCCGATCCACCAAACGAAACCGTCTCGACCAACATAATTGGTCGTCAACATGGACTGATCTAACATATTAATCGTCGTAAACTAAACATTCTGGTTCGTCTGGATGCTGATCACAAAATAGTTCTAAACAGTTAGGATCATGGTGATCTCCTGCTACGATCTCTTCGTGATGATGCTCCTCATATTCAATTAAATCATGAAGTTCTTCCTCAACATGTCTCCTAGTTTGAGGATTAGTTTGAGGGTTGTCAAGGATCTCTTTGTCCCTGTCGATATGTTGTTCTATAGTTTCCATAATAGTAACCTAATAATAATCAACCCATTTACTCGATACCGTAAGAGTCACGAATTAGATTTAAAGATGTAGTATTAGTACCACCTGATATTTCAAAATGGTGCCTCACTGATCTAATCAAATAAAGACTACTTTGTTGAGCGTCTGCTTTTTGTACATTGCCAACAGTACCGTCTGCTTTGGGCAGTTCAACGTATATTATATCACCTGCCTTGAGATTTGGGTTAATTGGTATCACTATATTTAGGGACTGTGTGAAAAGCAAGTTATATCTAGAAAAGGATTTACACATGTCGGATTTATCCCGTCCCTGTGTAGACATCTCACTGTTTTTACTTTCAGCAAAAGCTGGATCCCACATTCCAGTGTCACCAATTCTACACATTATTCTAGAAGAATAATCAATAAGTTCCCTCTCATCACCTTCGCCTGGAAGAGGTATAAAATCAGCTGATGTATTAAGGTTTTCTTTCTCGTCTTTCAATTCATACCTAATAGCATCTAATTGCCAATCAACTGGATCAAAGAAATACTGTAGATTATTGTATAATCCTGTTCTAAGATTCTTTTGTACATCAGTATTCTTATCAATAAAATAATGAATGATCTGCCTATCTGTTGTCTCTCTATCAGCTACACTAGATGCAGTATATTTTGGTATCTCTTTATTATCTGATGATTTACTATTAGTCTTCGCAGAAAGTAATGTCTCAATGGATTTAAAATTAAACCCATCTCTAGTCTCCCAAAAGAAAAATCCAGCTGTACCTCTTGCTTTTGAATCCTTACCTTTACCCTCAGTTCCAGACTTAGACTGAGATGCTGTTGATGCTTTAGGAGCTAACCAAACCAATACCTGAAAAGGTTTCTTCATGTTACCCATGAAACCATAGGTAGTAGAAGATTCTTCTATATCATTTATTCTAGAACTATCTACCTTTAAAACTTCAGTAAGGATAGTTCTCACATGAGTACTAATACTTTGAATTTCAAATCTATTACTACACCTACTAATTTCATTATTAAAACATTCCTTAGTCTTACAAACTAATGTAAAAGTCTCACTAGTTTCATCCTGTATCAAATCCCTAACAGCAGCAACATAAAGAGGAGGTGTCTTTGACTCTCCATCAAATGACAAATCCCCATACTCAGTACCAAGGATAAGATCAAGTCTCTCAAATCCCCGTATAGGTATCGTACTATAAGCACCAGCAGTAGTATTAAGTTTAATATAAGCAGTTACATTAGGTGATAAGATATCCTCAAAATAATCAACAGTAACAATACCTTCCTCAATTCGGAAAGCCTTCCTATTACCAGACTCATCCAAAGAAGTCTTTGGAGGATTAGATCCCTTACATGGAGTAAGAGCTGCCTTCTTTATTGTAATATTCTGTAGAGATGACATGTTATCCTAATTTAGTTAAAAAGAGATCTGACATTTGAACTCCTCCACCACCCATAATTACCATTTGAGGGCCTCCTCCTTGGTTGCCACCACTAACCACAACAGCATTCCCTTTTCGATCTGGTGGAGCCTGTGAAATAAGGTATGTATTGTTATTTACCAAACGACGTTTGGTCTTATTATAAAAAGGATACTCCTCTGGAACAGACTGAGCAACTTGAATTGGAACAACTCCACTCTTTTGTAATGTAGTTGAAACATCAGCAGGAGGTAGGGAGGAATGAGGTGGATGAGGAGGACCAGCCTTAGAATCTGTAGTCAAATGACCAACCCAAGTATGACCAGTTCCAGGCAAAATACCACTAACACCCTCATTACCACCATAAGCGTTGACATCAGTTAAAGCAACTGGAACCTTAGTACCTTCTGGTACAAATATATCTACTGATCTACCATCACCACTGTGTGAATGTTGTTGAATACCTAATTTTATTAACTCAGTAATCTGTTCTTTACTCATTCCTTTTTCAAATTTCTGACCACCAGCTAATTCTGTTGGTACATCTTGTGCTACTAACTTCTCTACTATAGGGATAACATCTTTTATAAGATCATTAACAGTACCACTATTAGTTTGGAAATGTCCATGAACCCATCCAGCAGCATTGCTTATGCGTCCAGTTGATCCAAATGTCGAACCACCACCAGTACCCTGAGCTAAAAGACCACCCATACCACCAGTAGAAGCTAGCAATGTCTCATCATTAGAAGGAAAAACAGAACTTGTTGGTTTAAACGATCCATATCCAACTCTATCACCTATATTAATTTTATTTCCATCACGATCATAATTATCTTCATCGTGTTTTTTATTAGGATTATTTGATCTTTTGTGGAGGGCCTCCACATCCGAATAATTTAATTTAATCTTAGAGAAGTTCTCTTC